GAAAAGAAAGGGTATTATATTCTCGGATGAACATATTAAAAACCTAAGTATATCCCATTTAGGTAAAAAACATACCGAAGAACAAAAAATAAAAATAAGTAATTCACTTAAAGGTAAAAAAAAGAATCTTAAGTTGGTTACCTGTCCACATTGTAATAAATCTGGAAAAGGATCCAACATGACAAGGTATCACTTCACCAAGTGTAAAGATTTGGTGTTATGATAAAAAGCGTATATTATGTACAATGTGGACAATCCGTTACAAACCGTTATAAGGAAATTATATGACAAACTTTTCAACATTGAAAAAATCTAGTAGCAATCTAGCCAAACTTACCGAAGCTATTGAAAAAATGTCGGTCACAGAATCTTCTAGTGATAAAGATTTATTTTGGAAATGTGAGACAGACAAAGCTGGTAATGGTATGGCAACGATTCGTTTCTTACCTGCCTCAGCAGCCGATGGTGAAGATGCATTACCATGGGTTAAAGTATTCTCTCACGGTTTCCAGGGACCTGGTGGTTGGTTAATCGACAACTGTTTGACAACCAAGAACCAACAATGTCCTGTTTGTGAACACAATAACAAACTATGGAACTCTGGCATCGAAGCTAACAAAGAAATTGTACGTAAACAAAAGCGTAAGTTAAACTATATCGCCAACGTTTATATCGTTTCTGATCCTAAGCATCCCGAAAACGAAGGTCAAGTTAAGTTGTTCAAGTTCGGTAAGAAAATCTTTGATAAGATTACCGAAGCAATGAACCCTCAATTTGAAGATGAAACACCAATCAACCCGTTTGATTTGTGGAAAGGTGCTAACTTCAAACTGAAGATTCGTAAGGTCGAAGGTTACCAAAACTATGATAAGTCTGAATTCGAATCACAATCACCATTGAGTGATGATGACGAGAAGTTGGAAAAGATTTGGAAAGCCGAACACTCATTGGCAGGTCTTACTGCTGATAAAGAGTTCAAGTCTTATGATGACTTAAAGAATCGTCTGGAAAAGGTCCTAGGTTTGAACGGTGACGTTCCTGTTGCTAAGACTACAGTAGAAACTATCAAAGAGCAAGCACGTATTGTTCCTAAGAAAATTGCTGAACCTGAGATTACCGAAGATGATGATAGTGACATGGCATACTTTGCCAAGTTGGCTGAAGACTGATTTAGTCCTTCAATATTATGATTATAGTAAAAATCAATTAGATTTTGATGTGAAATTGTGATAAACTATGATAAGTAATCCATGTGGTTGCTTATCATTTTTTACAAGGAGTTATAATGAGTGTTACACTAAAAAATCTTGAGAGTGCTTTGGCCGGTGAGTCAATGGCACATATCAAGTACAGATACTTTGCAAAGATTGCAAGGGAAGAAGGATTCGAAGATGTTGCTAAACACTTTGAACATACAGCCGACCAAGAAATCAAACACGCCTGGGGTCACCTAGAGTTGTTGATTGGTAAACCAAGTACTAAAGAGTGTTTGGAAAAGGCAATTGAAGGTGAAACATATGAGTTCACACAAATGTATCCAGAGTTTGAAACAATTGCTAAAACTGAAGGTAATACTATTGCATTAAGAGAATTTCAAAATCAAATTATTGAGAGTGATGAACACGCTGAACAGTTCAAAGAAGTTCTAGCAAAAGCCGAAAAGAGATTTGCGGCTCTGGCAAAAGTAGAGAAACGTCACGCTGAAGCATATACTAAAGTAATGGAGGCTCTATGAACGAAATATACGTATGTATCGTATGCGGCCATGAACACGATGAGGCAGTAGAAGGTAAGTGGGAAGATTTGCCTGAAGACTTTACTTGTCCAGAATGTGGTGTAGGTAAGGAAGACTACGAAGTAATATAAAACTCTTTCTTCTTAAGTGTCTTCTGGAGAGTTTTTACCCCGCCTAGTGCGGGGTTTTTATTGGTTAGACCAATCTTGTATTATTGAGAGTTAACCTTCTTATAGTATCTTCAAGGTTTCTTACGGGTGGTATATCGGCACCAGATACATCTCTTTGTGGTAGAGTTGTTGGTGCATTAACCACATTATTAGTTGTAGTACTAGGTGTAGGTGCCATTTGTGATTCCATCTGTAACGATTGATTCTCATTAGTCATTGGTGTTACAGCAGATGAATTTGGAGTTGATTCTACAGTTTCTGCCTTCCTATCCGTTCTTCTAGGATCTTGAGCCGCAAAGGAGGATCTAGCAGATTGTGCTTGCTGATTTGTTGTTGCTTGTACCGGTTTTTTAGATGGTGGTTGATACATACTTGATGCCTTCGGATTATCATCAAGCCATTTCTTAAGACCGTTTCTATCTTGTCCCAATTCTGCCTTCAATTCCTCATCAGTCAATGATGAAGATACGAAATCTTGTATCTGATTTCTTGGTATTTGTTTAACCGCCTTTGCAGTATTAATCTTGGTGGCCGAACCTTCACTAGATGCTTCACCTCTTAATTTCATTGCGAGTGGGTTATCTTTATATTCTGGTGCATATGGATTAGATTTAATCTTTTCTCTTTCAGCTGCACTTGCAACCCAAGGAGCTAAGAATATTAAAGAAGCAAGGCCAGGAACGGCTGCAATTACACCAGCACCAAACTCAGCAACTCCAATTATAGTATCTACCAACCATTTACCGCCGGACACAAGATTCTTAAAATTAAGAAATTCATCTTTTAAATTCTTTAATTCGGTAAGAAAGTCTTTGAACATTTCTAATATACCATCAAAAAGGCCTTTACCAGGACTTTTCTGTTTAATTACAGTAGCTGTGCCTGATGCCCCCAAAGCTTTCATTAATTCATTATGTCGTTTTTGGTCTTCAAGCTGTTGTTCTTCTCTAAAGTTATTAATTTTCTCACGGGCAAGAGTATCATGCTCCTGAGATTTTTTCATAAAAGAATAGATTTTCTGTAATGTTTCGGTTAAACCAGAAGTATCTTCACTTGGCAATCTACCAATCTTGGTAACTTTATTTTGACCAACCAGTCTGGATCTACCAGCAAAATTCTGTATATCTTTTGTTGAACGACCAGTCAATCTACCCAATAACGCAGGTGCCAAATTAGAACCAAATGTCAACGCCTTAATAATATTGAGTGGATCTACTTTTTCTTTAAGACCTGTTATATTGGCTTTAGTTTTAATACCAACAACTTTTCTAACTGATTTGACAAAACCTTCACCAGTAGCCAACTGACCCGCAAGCAAATCAGACAGCGAATGGCCTCTAATATATCTGGCTTGTTGATATGACATTTTATCCATTATTCTTTACCTTTTGATTGTAATTGCAGGTCTGTCATCTTCTTTCTGCATATTAGTTTGTATGGTGCTTTGTGATGGAGCATTAATAACTGTATTCACTATATTTTGTGGAGTTTTATCATTTAAAGATTTTTTAAGGTCTTTGCTTTCAACCGAAATTTTATTGACCGTTTCACCAGAACCTTGTGAGGCATGTGGAGAATTTAAACCATTCTTATTTAATCTACCATTCAATATAGCTTCAAATTGAGATGCTTTGATTGTTGATAATTCTTTATTTGTTTCTCCATGTACTGGATCAGGCAATTTAGCATCAACCAATGCTTGTTCAACTGTCATATCAGTATTTCTTCTATTATATACAGCAGCTGCACCTCCAGCACCAAGATAATGTGCCATATATTCATAACCAGGAGTAACAGGTACACCCAATTTTTGTAGTGTTGCAATATCTTGTTCATGCAACATTTTATATAATTCATCTTGAACATCTTTTGTAAACTTAGTATTCTTCATGTCATAGCCTTTTTGTTGGACTAAACCAGGTTTACCCTTAGAACCAAAAAGAGTACTATTCATAAATTGATATTTACCCATGGCACTGGTACTTGGAGATTTTTTATTTCTCTCTTTACCTAATATATCAACTTCTTCTAGAGTCAAGTCAGTCAGTTTTTTCCCAAACATTTGTTCAGGACTCATATTCGGTCCACGAACCACATTCTTTTTCTTATCTAAAGTATCTCCAAAAGTTATATCGTAATTTCCACCAGATTCGGCACCACCTATAGCCATACCGGTTACAGTT